GTCCACCCGGTGTTCCCGGTCGGAAAGCCGATGGTCTGCGACCCGTCCATGGCCGAACTGGTCATCCGGCTCGGCGTCTCGAGCTCCTTCTCGGACAGCAACCAGGACTACTTCGAGAAGGGCATCATCACGCTGCTCGGCACCATGCGGGCCGCGTTCGGTACCAACTTCCCGACCGCCTTCTGCGAGGTCGACACCACGGTCTAGCAGCAGGCGACAGGCACGTGACGAGGGGGCCGGGTCGCACAAGCGGCTCGGCCCCCATCGATTCCACGAGGAGGGCATGAGCCATGAGCGTCATCACCAGCGAGGCACGGCTCTACGACGTGTTCCCGAACACCGGCATCGAGTTCCTTGCCGCGGTTCCGGGCAGCGAGATCGAGGAGGGCGAGTACAAGCGGCTCGTCGCCTACAACAAGAAGCGCGGCGCGGCAGTGGCGACCGTCGTGGACGCGGAGCCGTCGAAAGCGGACCTGCAGGCGCGCGCGACCAGTCTCGGCGTCGAGTTCAAGGGCAACGCGAGCAAGGCCACTTTGGCCGAGCTCATCACCGCCAAGGAAGCGGCAGACGCCGCGGTCGACGACACGAAGGAGGACTAGGCCATGCAGGGCAGACTTGGACGCTGGTACGAGAGCGTCGAGCGTCGCGCGGATCTCGACCTCGCGAGCGCCGCACGTACCGCAAGCGGGACCGGAACGGCCGTCGTGGCCGAGGACATCTTCGCGATCGCCGCGAGCCTCGCGATCTCGGCGGCGTCCGGTACGACCCCGACGCTCGACGTGCGGCTGGAGACGACCGCCGACGGCGGCGCGACGTGGTACACGTGCGGCACCTTCGCACAGACGGCCATCGTCGCGTCCGAGGCGAAGATGATCGCCCCGATCGGCAGCCAGGTGCGCTGGGCGTGGACGATCGCCGGCACGACTCCCAGCTTCACGTTCGCGATCACCTGCAGCGCGAACCGCGACGACTAGGCATCGGAGGCGGCACCACTTAACGCCGCTCCATGCGCGAGGGCGGGCTCGGGGACATCCCCTGCCCGCCCTCGTCGCGTTCATCCGCTGACACCGCCGCCACGATGGGCTCAAGGCACCACGACCCGAAAGGAATCCGCCATGAGCAAGACTGACTTCGAAGAGGCCGCGGAACTGACCGCGCTGTCTGGTCTCTACGCGGGACTGATCGTCGGCGCGTCCGACCCCGGCACCGCGAACCTCGAGACGGGCACCATCACCGAGGCGTCGTACGCGTCCTACGCGCGTCTCTCCGTCACGCTCGGCTCCAACACCGGCTCGGGCGCGGGCGCGACCACGCGCGCGAACACGGCGGCTCTGACGTTCGCTGCGGTCGCGGGCGCGGGCATCACCGTGCACCGTGTCGGCTTCTACGACGCGGCCACCGCCGGCCACATGCTCTATTTCAACGACGTCGACCTCGCCACCGCCGTGGCCATCGGCGTGAACCCGTACTTCGCGATCGGCGCGCTCACCGTCGGCGAGGACTAGGCGCGCGCGTCACCGTCTCCTAGCCCACTTCCGAAGGAGTCCGCATGAACACTCGCATCTGCGGACGCGCGGAGGTGGGCTAGATGACGCTTATCGAGCGGTACTACTCCTGTGTGCTCGTGGAGGTTCCGGTCGAAGGCGGCGGCATCTTGCAGCCGACGGGCCTCGTCCCCTCCATCGCATCCGAGCCGATGCTGGCCCCCGGCTTCGCGGAGCGCGGTTTCAACGGCGACTCCGCGTATCTGGTCGCGGCAGACGAGGCGGGGTGGGCGGAGTTTGACGCGCTGTACCCGAACCAGTCCGCAACGACGGGCGGCCCGTATCGCCGCAGGTACCCCACGACGGGGCTTCCTGACATCGAGTGGGGTGTCACGCCATGACGCTCTCACTCACCTCGCCGGGCCGCGCGTTCGATGACTTCAACCGCGCCAACGGTGCTATCGGTGCCAACTGGACGAAGGAGTACGCCGCAGGCGGCGACCTCTCTATCGCGGGCAACAAGGCTGTTTCGAGCGCGCAAGACAACGTGTGGTCGTTCAATCCGTTCGGTTCGGCCAACACCGACCAGTTCGTGTCGATGGTCGTCTACTCGTCCGTGAACTACTCCTACAAGTGCCTCGCTCGCTGCGGAGGCACCAACGGAGTCGGTGCGGGCTACCAAGTCCTGTTGTCTGGTTTGGGCAGCCTGTCGGTATGGAACCTCGCCGCTGGCACGCAGATGGGTTCCACGCAGACCGTATCCTCCGTTACGAGCATCGGAATCCGTGTCACGGGTTCGGGCGCGACGACGAAGGTTTCCGCGTTCTACAACGGAAGCATCCACGCGAGTCTGACCGACCTCACCGCCGCTACCTACACCAACGCGGGCAAGGCCGGAGCGTACACGGTCGCGGCCAACTCCTCGATAGACAACTTCGAGTCCCTTTCCCGCGCCAACGTCCTCGTCACCTCGCTTCCCACCGGCTACTACGCACGCCTCACAGACGGCACGAACGTTGTGGATGCGGCGGAGTCGAGCGGCACCGCGACCATCACGCCGTCAACCGCGCAGGGATTCGGCCCGTGGACGCTGCGCATCTACAACGGCAACCCGACGGGCGCAGGAGTCCAGCAAGGATCCGACCAGACGGGCGTGTACGGCGGCGACTCGTGGGCGGGTAGCGGGTTCGTAACGACCCAGGCGCTGGCCGGATCCGCATCCGGCCTCGGTGCGCTCACCGCCGTCCTCGCGCTCCTGCAGCCGCTCACTGGCGTCTCGACGGGCACCGGCACGGAAGCTGCCACGCTCACGCAACTGGCGCCGCTCGCTGCACAGGCGACCGGCTACGGCTCCACACTCGCGACGCTTGCGGAGATCCAGCAGATGCAGGACGCGGCCGCCAACGGTGACGGGAACGCGCAGGCGACGCTCACGCAGCTGCAGCACCTTGTCGCGGCCGCCGTCGGCATCAGCACCGTGAGTGTGCACACGACCGGCCTTGCGCCGCTGTCCGCCGCCGCGATCGGGGACGCGACCGCATCCGCGATGCTCACGCAGATCGTGTCGCTCGCCGCCGCTGCCACTGGAGCCGATGAGGTCACAGCCGACCTCGCGCTCATGCTCGCCCGCTCCGCTTCCGCGATCGGCACAGGCCAGGCCCACGCGGATCTCGGCGGCATGGAGTCGCTCGGTGCCGCGCTCGCGGTCGGCAACGGAGGCGCGGAGGCCACACTCGCCCGGATCGTCGCGCTGGCGGCCAACGCGTGCGGACTCGCGTACATGACGGCCGAGCTGACGACTCGCGTGTCCACCGCCGCCCGGTACGCGGCTCACCTGCGCTGCGGGCACACCACCGCTCGCCTCCATTACTCCGCTGACACCACCGCCACGATGAGGGTCGAAGGCGACAACGTTCGCTTCACCTTGGAGGCGGAGTAGTGGAACGAATCAAGCAGCGTGGGGCAGGATCGTATCCGCTGACCGTCACCGCGACGGATGAGGCGGGGACAGCGACCGTCATCAGCGGCCCCGCGACCATCGTCGTCTATGACGGCTCCGGTGCACAGGTCGCAACCGGCGTCCCTGTCGTCACCGAGGCGGGCGCGCTCACCTTCAATCTCGCCGCGTCCTCCGTGCCGCGTCTCGACACGTACCGCGCCGTGTGGAACGCGACCGTCGGCATCGCTGACCAGGAGTGGGCCACCGACTTCGAGATCGTCGGCGACTTCATCGTCGACGTCGCCGACATCCGCGGCTTCGACCGCGCGTTCGCCGACGCGGAGAAGTACCCGGACGACTACGTGCGCGGCTGCCGCGACCAGATCGAGGAGCAGCTCGAGGAGAACGGCATGTGTGCGTTCCGGCCCCGTGGCGCGCGCGAGACGCTGTCCGGCAACGGCATGTCCAGGCTCGTGTTGCGCAACTGCGACGTCCGCGGCATCTACTCCATCGCCATCGACGGCGTTCCGCTCACGTCCGACGAGCTGGCGGCGGTCCGATTCGCGGGCAACGTGCTGCACCGCGACATGCTTCCGTGGCCGCGCGGGTTCGCGAACATCACCGTCCACTACTCCTACGGCTTCGATCGCGCGCCTGGCCCCATCCGCCGTGCCGCGCTCATCCTGGCCAAGGAGCACATCGTTCCGTCCACCACGCTGCCGGCGCGCGCGACCGCGTCGACCATCGGCGAGATGCAGTATCGGATCACCATCGCCGGCCGCGACGGCTTCACCGGGATCCCCGACGTCGACGCGGCGATCAACCAGTTCGGGCGCGTCCGTCCGGTCGTGGGCTGACATGCCGACCGGCGACCGCTCGTTCCCTGCACAAGACGCGCTCACGGCGCTGCTGAAGGCGCTGCCCGCGCTCGCGGCGTGGCACGTCGACTACGGGATCCCGCTCGACCGCGGCGAGCTCGAGTGCTGGGTCGACGAGCAGGTCATCACCGAGCGGACCGAGATCACGTCCGGCCTGGTCTGCTACGACGAGAAGTTCACGCTGCACATCTGGCTCTACGCCAAGAAGACCGGCGCGACCGCGCTCGAGATCCGCAGCGAGGTCGACGCCGCCAAGGTCGCCATCGAAGCTGCGATCACCGCCGCTCCCTCGCTGGGCGGCGTCGTCATGCAGGCAGTCATCACCGGCACCGAGTTCGACTCGGGCATCGCCGACGCGGAGGCCCGGAGCCGTGACGCGGCGCTGACCATCGACGTCGCGTGCTCCGCATTCGTCGGCTGACACGGAAGGCAGAGTGAAGGCATGAGATACGCGATCACAGCAAACGCCCACGTCCAGCTGCACGACGGCCGCGGGGAGACCTCCGTCGACGTTGTCGCTGGCGAGGTCGACGCCGCCCATGTCGACGCGGCCGTGATCGACCTGCTCATCCGGTCCGGCCTCGCCAGCGTCGTGGACGAGACGCCCAAGGCTCCGAAGTCGAAGAAGGAGACACCCGATGTCACCGTTCAATAAGGCGCTCGTACTCGCTGGACTCGCGAAGCAGGCCGACAAGGGCACGCTCGCGGCCAACCCCACGTACGGCTTCGGTGTCGCGGGCGGCAAGATCATCGACTCCCCCATCAAGCAGGATGTCTCGGACACCACGTCCGGCAGTCTCGCGTCGAGCAACGTCGACCGCACGGAGGTCGGCGGGGTGATGGGCTTCGACACCCGCGGCTACATGAAGATGCTCGGGCTCATCCTGCTCGGGCTGTACGGCGCCGAGGTCGTCACCGGCGTGTCGCCGTCGCTCGCGCACGCGTACGGGCTCGCGGCCGCGCAGCCGTACTTGAGCGCGTTCAAGTCCGACAACGGCGTCTTGAGCGCCCTGCGGGACGTGAAGGTAACTGGCCTGAACATGAAGTGGACGGCCAACGGTCCGGTCACCATCACGCCGATCGGCACCGGCACCGTGCTCTCGTTCCCAGAGACGTTCGCCCCGACCACCGACGAGACCGGCTCCGAGTCGTTCCTCACCCCGGTGGGCGGCGTATTCCAGGTCGCCATGGTCGGCGCCGTGCCCGCCACCGCGCGCATCACCGCGGGTGAGATCGACATCGCCTTCGGCACCACCCCCGTGTTCGCGTCCGGTTCAATCGAGGCCGACGACCCCGGCGCGCATGAGGTCATGGCAGCGACCTGCAAGCTGACCGTGATCCCGGACGACCTCGCGTACTGGATGCAGGTCGTCACCGGCACCGCGGACGGTATCGCAGTGTCCCCGAAGGCGCAGTACGGCTCGCTCAGCATCGGCTTCAAGGACAACGGCTCCGCAACCGGCGGCCTCGTGTGGACCGGCGGCAAGGTCGCGTTCCTGGCCGATCGTCCGGACGTCGACCCCAAGGGCGGCAACGTGGAGCTCGCGCTCGCCGGGAACGCCGTTATGCCGTCCATCGGCGTGGCTCCGCTCATCCCGGTCCTGACCAACGACGTCGCTTCGTACGGAGCGTAGGAACTCGGCAACGCACGAGAAAGGCAGGGGCAATGCTCAAGGCAGTCGTCACCTACTGGCCCACCGCGGGGCTCGACCCGATCACGGTCGTGATGGGCAACAGCGAGGATGTCGCGGCACCACGCGGCCTCAAGGCGCTGGAGAAGGCCGGTCTGGTCATCAACGACGACGTCCTGACGTCCTACAAGGCGTACCTAGCGGGCAAGCGTCAGGGCGACATCACCAACATCGGCTTCGAGGCGTGGGCTGAGACGGTCGAAGAGATCGACCCGCGGTTCAGCGAGGAGCAGATCGTGTACGCCGTCGCGACCGGCGCGATGAAGCAGGAGCAGGCTGACGGGCTGCGTCAGATCGGCAAGGTCGATGCCGCGGGGGAATCTCAGAGGCCGCTCGCCGAATAGCGAACGTGGCACTCGGCGCGGGTTTCGGCCTCGACCTCATGACGTGCGACCCGGAAGTGTTCGAGGCGCTGTACGAGCAGCTCGCTGAGCAGCAGCAGAAGGCGCGTCAAGAGGAACTGGCGGCGAAACTGAAGGCGATGACGGGCTAGCCATGAGCATGGGTCAGATGCCAGCGATAAAGATCACGGGCATCGAAGCGACCATCGCTGCCTTGAAGAAGTTCGAGCCGGAGATGTACAAGCGCATGAAGGTGCGCATGCGGGCCGCCGGCCGGGAAGTCTCGAACCTCGCCAATGCCCGCGCCCCTCGCATCGCCCAGGGCGGCTTCGGTACCAAGATCAGCGACCGTGGCAAGAGCGTCGGCATGGTCGTCTACGCGCGCGCCGGGTCCAAGTCGGGCATGAACGCCGCCATCTTCGAGTTCGCCAAGAACGCCGGCACCGCCTCCTCGTCAATGAAGTCCGGGAAGCTGAAGACCATCCGCAAGCGTTTCGCGTCCGGCCCCGCAGGCGGCTCGCGTCCGGGCGGTTCGCAGGGCGCCGCGATGGTCTCGTGGCTGTCCAACGACTACGGCCAGCCGGGTCGCTTCCTCTGGCAGGCATGGGACCTGAAGCGCGCGACCGTCATCGCCGAGGTCGAGGGAATCTGGCGTCAGGGTGAGGCCGAGCTTCAAGCCGACATGGACCGGGCGGGGGTGGCGTAGATGTCCGTCCAGATCTCCGTCTACGGCTCCGCTGATCTCAAGGCGCTCACCGCCGCTCAGAAGGAACTCGACAAGCTCAAGTCGTCCGCCGTCAAGAACGCTGGTGGGTTCAAGGGCGCCATGTCATCTATCGGCAGCTTCGTGACCTCGACCGGGGCGAAGATCGCCGCAGGGCTGGCGGCCGCCGGAGTCGCCAGGTGGCTGACGGAGTGCATCAAGAAGGCGCAGGAGATGGCGGGCACGCAGGCCCTGCTCAAGGCCGCCGTCGTCAACTCGGGTGCAGCATGGGACCCGTACTCCGCGAAGATGGAGACGGTGGTACGGTCCGCCTCCAACCTGTCCGGCTTCTATGACGACGAGTTGCGTGGCGCGCTCACGCAGATGACGGTCACGACGGGGAGTGCGAGCGTCGGTCTGGAATATCTCGGCACCGTTCAGGACCTCGCGCGCATGAAGGGGATGTCCGCGTCGCAAGCCGCCGTCCTACTCGGCAAGGCGTACGAGGGCAACATCACGTCCCTGAAGCGGCTCGGCATCATGCTCCCGGCCGGTACCAAGGGCGTGGAGGCGCTCGCCGCCGTGCAGAAGAAGGTCGCCGGGTCCGCGAAGGCATACGGCGAGACCTCGGCGGGCGCGCAGGCGCGGTTCAACGCCAAGTTGGAGGAGCTGCAGGAGACCATCGGCGGCAAGATCATGCCCGCGTTCAGCGGCTTCCTGACGATGCTCGGCAATGTGTTCAACTGGTTCGGCAAGCTCTCGTCCGGTGCGCAGACCACCATCGCGAGCGTCATCGGTTTCGCCGGACTGGCTGCCATAGTCGCGCCGTTCGTATCGACCATCGCGGGCTTGGTCAAAGCCATGCAACTGGTGAAGCTGGCACAAGCAGCGTGGACGGGCGCGCAGTGGCTATTCAACGCCGCCATGGACGCGAACCCGATCGGGCTCGTCATGCTCGCGATTGCAGCTCTCGTAGGAATCATCGTACTCGCCTGGACTCACTGCGCCCAGTTCCGCGCCATCGTCACCGCCGCGTTCAACGGAGTCAAGGCCGCTGGCGTCGCGCTCTGGAACAGCCTGAAGGTGGCCTTCGGACACGCGGCTTCGCTTGTCAACGGTGCGAAGGCGGCGTTCAACAGCTTCCTCGCATTCATGCGGTCGATCCCCGGCAAGGTCGTGGCCTTCTTCAAGAACCTACCCGGCAGCCTGGTCAATATCGGGACGAACATCGTCACCGGGCTGTGGGCCGGCATCAGGAACGCGTGGCACACCCTGACGTCCCGCGTTGGCAGTCTCTTCACCGGCCTCGTGTCGTGGATCCGCAACCTGCTCGGCATCCACTCTCCGTCGACCGTGTTCGCGTCCATGGGCGCGAACCTTGCCGCTGGTCTCGCCAACGGCATGACTGGCGGCATCGGCGCGGTCACGTCTGCGGCCTCGCGAATGGCCGCTGCTGCTTCGTTCAGTGCGAACGCGACCTTCGGGGCGACCGCGACCGGTGGCGGCTCCTACGGCGCGTACGGCTCGCAGTCGCTGGCATTCGCGGGCGGCGGTTCATCCTCGCGCACCGTCAACATCGCGCCGGGCGCCGTGCAGGTCATCTTCCCGCCCGGCACGTCTGCAGCCAACGTCGATGTCGAGGCGACCATCAACCGGGCGCTCAAGCAGCTCGCCGACCAGGTCGGGAGGCGATAGCGCCATGCCGAAGATGACCGTCGCCCCCACGACGTGGGACAACACGCGCCACAGCCGCTTCGCATCCACGGGTGGTAGCGGCGGCGCGATCATGCATGACGGCTCGGACGCCACCTACATCCGGCGCATGTCCGCGGGCAGTCCCGGCATCTACTACCACCTCGCCGCTCCCTCCGTCCCGGCGGGCAGTGACGTGGCCACCATCGTCCCGTGCGCCCGCGTCAAGCAGCCGACCGGGACCGCGCCGAAGATACTGTCGCTGAACCTGTACGGCTTCAAGGCCGGCGGCGTCTACTGTGCGGGGCCGAAGGTCGGCTTCCCCGGCGTGTTCTCGAGCGCCACCAACGTCGCCGCCGACGCTTCTGCCGGACCCGCTCTCGCGCCGATCGGCACGGGCTGGGTCGCAGCTGCAGCCGCGGGGCTCCTCGGTATCGCGGTCGACGACGGGCACGCGCCCACGGACGGAAACCGCGACTACATCTACGAGCTGTCCGCGGACGTCTACTACGCCGCGCGCCCGACCGCGTCTGTCACCACGACACCGTCCTCGCCGATCTCCACGACGAGCTTCCCGACCTTCAACGTCGGCGTGGCCGCGCTCATCGAGGCGTGGCAGGACAACGTCGGTGCCGCGACGATGACGGACTGCGGCTGGGAGCTGAAGGTGTTCACCGCGGCCCAGGTCGCGGCCGGCGGGTTCGACGCGGCGGTCACGGTCCCGTACTGGTTCGTCGTCGGAGCCGCGCCGCTGGATTACATCGACGGCTCGACGCTCTCCACCGCCGCGCTCACGTTCGCGTGTGACTCCGCGCTCGCGAACGGCTCCTACTCCGTCTACGTGCGCGCCGCCCGGACGTTTGCCGGCGCACTCCCCGGCGCGTGGGCGTCGCTGGCGTTCACGGTGGCCGTCACGCTGCCGACGGCTCCGACCATCTCAGCGGCCCGTGACGACGCGAACCAGCGCGTGGCAGTCACCGTGACCCCGAACGCGAGCAGCGGCGCCAGCGGCCCTCTCGTGAGCCTGCAGCGCACATCCGACGGCGGCGCGACGTGGCAAGCGGTGCACGGCGCTACCTCCGTGCCGGGCACGTTCGGGACGCCGATCGCCTTCTACGACTACACCGCGCCGCGAGGAGTCGCGCTCACCTACCGGGCGCAGGTCGCGGCGACGGTCTCATCCCAGCAGCTCGCCACCGTGTGGGCGACGACGGCCGTCACCGGCCCTGTGTGCACGGGCTGGAACGTCAAGGTGCCCGACGCCCCGGCCATGAGCATGTTCGGCGCGGCCATCGCACAGCATCCGGACTTCCAGCAGGTGGAGGAGACCGTCGAGTTCAACGTCCCGGGACGCACCTACCCGGTCGTCGTGAGCATGGCGCTCAACGGCATCGACGGCGGCTTCGACATCGAGACGCGCACGGACGCCGATTGGGCGCTGCTGCAGGCGCTCATGAAGTACCGCGCGCCGCTGTTCCTCGAGTCCCCGTTCGGCTGGGGAAGATGGATCCGCATCATGCCCCAGGGCGGCGGTCGCTCTCCCGCGCGCAAGTGGATCGAAGTCGGGACGCCGGGCGACGCGCGCCGGCGCGTGCGCCTCGTGTATCGCGAAGTCGGGGAGCCGTAGCATGGACCCCGTCTCCGACACCTTCATAGACGCGGTCTCGGCAAGCTGCCAGACGGCCGTCATCAAGGCGTCCGTGCTCCTGGGCGACGACATCCTCGGCGACCTGCTCGTCACGGGCGGCTCCGTGATGATGGACGGAACGAGCGACGGCGTGCTGCGATCGCTGTCGCTGACGTGTGCGCCGGATCCGGACGTGTGGGAGTGGATCACCGCCGCCGGCGCCGAGATACAGGTGTGGCGTGGACTGACGCTGCCGGGCGGCGACGTGCTCGCGTCCCTGGGCGTGTTCGTCATCGACGCCGATCCCGAAGAGGGGATGGACGGCTCGGTCACCATCAGCGCCGCCGACCGGAGCAAGCGCATCACCCGCGCCGGCTGGACCGACCCGTACGCCGTCCCTGCCGGTATCGACGTGGGCGACGCGATCACCGGGATACTGCGGACGTGCTGGCCCGCGTGCCCGATCGGCTTCGGCCAGACGGGGAAGATGCTCGGCTCCCTCGCGCTGTTCCAGGACGGCGCTGACTCCGACCCGTGGAAGGACGCGCGCGCTCTGGCGGCCACGGCCGGTCTCGACCTCTACTTCGACGCCGGCGGGGTGGCGAAGCTGCGGCCCGTGCCCGACCCCGCGACGGCCGACCCCTGCATGACGTACCGCGACGGCGAGGCCGGGGTCATCGTCACGAGCAAGCGTGTGGCGCTGCTCTCGCAGCTCTACAACGGCGTGATCGCGAGGGCGGAGGGCAGCGGCGTCGCGGTCCCGGTCCGGGGCGAGTGCTGGGACGAGGACCCGACCTCGCCGACGTACCGCTACGGGCCGCTCGGCCAGATCCCCTACAACTACTCGTCGCCGCTGCTTGTCACGCAAGACGAGGTCGACAGCGCGGCCCAGACGACGTACGGGCGCATCAAGGGACGCACCGAGCAGCGGATGTGGGAGATGGTCCCGAACCCGGCGCTGGAGGCGTTCGACGTCGTTGACCTCGTCGCGATCGACGGCACGCGCACCCGCTACATGCTCGACCAGCTCACGATCCCGCTCGACAGCGCGAACATGTCCGTGACGGCAAGGAAGACGGCGGTGGCGTAGATGAACCTCGGAAACCTCCCGGCGCGGTTCGCTCCCAAGGACAATCCTCTGCGGTTCCGGCAGGGCTCCATCGTGTCCGTGGAAGCGGACCAGTGCACGCTGACCGTCACCATCGCGGGTTCGACCGTGCCCGTCTCCGGTGTCCGCTACGCGACCGGCGTCATGCCCGTGCCCGGCCTCGCGGTGTGGCTCGCCACCGACGGCCGCGACCTGTGGGCGATCGCGACGCTGATGACCACCGACACGACGCCGTGGGGCTACTACGTCGACTACACGTTCGCTCGTGGCGCGACGCAGCCTGCGGCCCCGACCGGCAACATCCCCGCGTCGCCCCCGTGGTACGGCTCGCCGCCGTCCGGGACCACGCCGCTGTGGATGAGCGAGGCGACGAAGAATCCGCAAGGTGTCGTCGTCGGCTCGTGGTCGGTTCCGGTGCAGCTCACGGGCGCTCCGGGAGCCGCCGCGCCGCTGCTGCAGGTCCAGTATTCGCAGGACGGCACGAACTGGTACACGACTCCGACCGGAGCCGACGTCTACATCCGCTCCAGCAACGACGGTGGTGCAACGTGGAGCGCCGCCGTGCGCATCCTCGGCCCGCAGGGAAACCCCGGCGCACCCGGCGACCCCGGCGCACCCGGCGACCCCGGCGCACCCGGCGACCCCGGCCCGACCGGCCCGACCGGCTACAGTGCGTTCATCCAGTACAGCAGCGACGACGCATCGTGGCATGACGCGCCATGGAACACCGGCGACAACTTCCAGCGGCACGGCACCGGCACCAGCTACGCGGACATCACCGCTCGTGGCGCGTGGTCGGCCGGGATGCTGTTCATCGGTAGCAACGGCGCGGACGGCACCAACGGCACGAACGGTTGGGACGGAACGAACGGCACCAACGGCAACTACATCGCGGTCGCCTACAAGGAAGGTGCGCGTACGGGCATCTCCGCGCCGACCGGCAACGGCCCCGTCCCCTCGGGATGGTCGGGCGTGCCCGTCGCGCTGTCCGACGGCGTGACGAACTGCCTGTGGGTATCGCGCGCCACCTGCACCTACGCGAACGTGCTCATCGGCTCATGGTCGACGCCGAACCAGTTCATCATCACCGCCGACTACCTGAAGGCATACGTCGAGATAGCGAGCCCGGTCATCACCGGCGGCGTCCATCGCACGGCGGCGAGCGGGACTCGGGTGATGCTCTCGCCACTCGACTACCCGAACGCTGGATATGGACATCGGTTCGCGGCCTTCCACGCCCTCTACGACAGCGGGAACACGGCCATCGGGGAGATAAGCGGACAGGGCGACTCGAACGGGCAGTTCCTGTCCGTGAACAGCCCCGTCCAGGTCTCCGTTGTCGCGCCGACAATCGTCCTAGACGCCGCGACGGCAGTCATCGTCAATGGCCCAATGACAGCGGATGGCATCAACGCCGCCGGCACCGTCACCGCGCCCATCGTCCAGCTGACGGGTGGCGGCACCACCGTCCAGTTGCGTTGCATCAGCAGCGGCACCGTCCAGAAGTCGATCAACGGCGGCGCATGGACGACCGCGTTCTAGGCGCTGACAGCGGCCCGACCATGGGCACGAGGGCAAGCTCACCCGAGACGGAGGCACGGCCATGACGACACTGAAACTGTGGAAGCAGCCACTTGAGTTCGACATCGGGCACGGGCTCAACAACACGGGCGCGGGATACGACCCCGGAGCGACGAGTGGCGGGGAGCAGGAGCACAAGGAAGTCGAGGGCTTCGTGGCGACCCTCGCGTCCAAGGCGAAGTCGCTCGGCGCCACCGTGACCATCAGCCACGACAAGCCGCTCGCGTCGCGCAAGGCTGACGCGTCCACCGACGCGACGAGCTGGCATATGAACGCAGGCGGCGGGACCGGCGTCGAGGTGTGGACCCCGCTGCTGGCGGGGCCGAAGTCGTACGCGCGCTCGGACAAGATGGGGCGCGCCATCGCGGCCGCGCTCGTGCTCCCGTACCGCGGCACGAAGCGGACCGCGCACCTGTCCGTGCTCAACCACGGCTTCGACCGCCTCGTGGAGCTGGACTTCATCGACTCCGCCAAGGACCGCGCCGCGTTCACCAACCGGCACGACGCCGCGATCACCGCGTTCCTCGGCTGCTTCCCCGACACTTCACCGGCGCCGGTCGTGGTGAAGGTCATCACGCCTACGCCCAACCGCGTCGTGACGTACCCCGAGGCGTTCATCCGGCTCAATGCGAACACCAAGTCGAAGGTGCTCGCGACCGTCCACAAGGATGACAAGCTCATCGCGATCCCCGGCGGCACGGTGCTGTGGGCCCTAACGACGCGCGGCTTCATCTTGCGCACGCGGATCCGGAAGGTAGGTGCGAAGTGAGCATCGACTGGATGATGGTCCGGGACGTCGCCGCCGTTGTCGCGGGCATCGTCGCAGTCATCGGCATCATCTACATCGCGCTCAACAAGGCGGCGATGGACAACTACCGCGTCACGATCGACTCGCAGAACGGGCGAATCGCCGCGCAGGAGGGCGAGATCACCGAACTCAAAGTGGCTGACGTGGATTCAGGCCGACGCCTCGATGACCTGGAGGCTGCGCTCGAGGGCCAGAAGCAGGGCTACGAGTTCGCCATGACCGTGTTCGCCACCGCCGTCGCCAATGCGGGCATCTGCGCGGTCGCGTGGGACTGCAGCAACCGTGTGCTGCCGGAGACGGTGGAGAGCAAGCCGCGCACGCACAAGGCAGCGCGCGTGAAGGCCGAAGTCACGGACTGAGACGGCCCCCTGGGCGGACGCGTCCGGTGAAAGCCTAGAGTGGCCCGGTGCGCGACGCCCCCGCGCACCGGGCTTCTCGCTAGGCTGGGACCGACTAGCGCAGCACCTCGAACTCGTTGACGTAGAAATTGCGGTGAAGCGCGAGGGGCCATGAGTAGGTGCTGTCGGCGTTCCCTACAATATGGACGCTCTGGCCCTCGCTTAGTCCGAGGTCACTCACAGAGCGCCATCCGTCGCACAGGAGCCTCGGGGCCGACGTGAGATACCACGCGCCGTCAACGAGCGACACGGTTCCGTACTCGTCAAGCGTGCGCCATTCCGTGACCTTCGCGTCGAGACGAGCCACCAGCCTGTCGTGAGCCGCGACTGACGAGCGAAGCAGCGCGATGGTATGTCGATATGACGCGGCAGTGCGACCGATCGCTACCGTGGGCACCATGCAGACGGCCAGCGAGACCGCCAGCGCGACCCACATCAGCTTCGTACGATTCATGGTGACTCCCCCTTCTTCGCTCCCCGTCGCCGCGTCTGCGGGATACGGGGATTCCGTGCCTATCGTCCTGCGTTCATGCGCCTCATAGTCTCGGGGTTACTGTGTAAATAATACTGAGCCGTAGTAAGCACGTTCCTGTGCCCGAGCGCGGCGGCGATGTCCGCGATGGCCTCGCGCTGGTGCATGAGGTCGGTCGCGTAGGTATGTCGCAGCGCGTATGGCTTGATCCGCGGGATGCCGAGCTTGTCGCAGGTGCGCAGGACCGACATGTAGTACGTGTTGCGCCTGATCGCCTTCGTGCCCCCGAACAGGTACGCACCCGCTGGACGCTTCGCTATCCACGTCCGTAACGCCTCCGCGCACAGTCCCTCCGTGTCGAAGGCCAGCTTCCGCTCCCCCGTCTTGCCGTCACGCGGGGTCGTAAGGTCGCCGGTCTCCACGTCGATGTCCCGCAGTCGCATCCGGCACGCTTCCCCTGGTCGCAACCCGACCGCCCACTGGAGCAGCATCATCGTGCGGTACGGCTCCCGGATCGCGGCCACGACGGCATCGAAGTGGTCACGCCGAACCGTCTGCGGGACCGCCGTCCGCTGCTTCTTGCGTCCGTTCTCCGCCACTGGTGTCACCTTCCCT